TTCCATGACACCATCTACGAAAGCGTCCGGAGCAGAAGGATCTGCTACGATATCAGCAGCTGTTGCTAACTGAAAATCTGATTGAACCATTTGAGCACCACCACTTTTATTGGAAGGTTTCAATGTTCCCATACCCCTACTAGATACACCTAGTTTCGCACCATCGTCAAGAAGGTTCTCAACTATTTTTCCCATAGGAGTGGATAAAATTTTTGCTTTTCCCACAAAATTATTACCGTCTTGTTCTAGACTTGTAATCATGTGAGATGTTCTTTCTAAATTGATTGTAGGTCCTTCAGGATGCCCTAACTCTCCATAAGCTCTACTTTGTTTGATATACTGTTCGTTATATCTGTTTACTTCTTTTTTCATTACTTCAAGAGGATATATACGACCATTTTTGTTTTTAAGTTCAGCTTGAAGCATTACACCTTCTATAAATCTATGTTTCTTACCTGTCTTAGGGTCTTCTTCTATAAGATAATTTACTTCATCTGACCATTGTTCTGATATTAATTTCATTTTTACCTCTTGTTAATTACTCTTAGAAAGATTTATACACATCATCATGATTAGTATAAAACTCTTTTGAAACCCTCATAAGACTATCAGAGATATTTTTTCTAATATCTGTTAGACCTTTAGGCATGTGTCCTATTGCTTTATGAAGACCTATGATGTGTTTCATTCCATTAATATGTGCTTTCATTCCAAGTTTGTTTGCAAGATGAAGTAAAGCACCGTTATGGTCATTTCTATTAGTCATCTGTGCAATCTTTTTTACATCTGCAGCTGGAAGTTCTTTGTTTGGTTTTTCAGTAAGTTTTCTCTCACTTTCTTCTGTTATTGTGTTTGGTGTTGCTTTTTCAACCATTTGTTTAAGAAGACTTACACCTTCTTCAATGTCTTCACCCATAAGTTTAACGAACTGTTCTGCAGATTTTTTAGCTGTATTCATATCTTTAAATACACCTAGTTCTTCAAAATCTCTTGATGATTTTGGTTTTACAAATACACGAATTTTTTTAGAACCTTTCTTTTCAGCATGATAAGCTATTTCTGTATTCTTAATCTTTGTTGAAGATATATGATTTTTCTTATCTTGTTTAAAGGTTATTTCGTCTAATTGTTTTTTAAGTTCGTTAAATGTTCTCATTAGTCTTCTTCTGTTGTTTGTTGGTTGTTCATCCAATCAAGTTGCATTTCAACTCTTTTCAAATCAATAGCATCTAACTGTTTGTCTTGCATTACATTTTTGAATGATTCACCAGCTTCAACATGATTACTGTCTACTATCTGATTTACAAGTTCTCTAGTTTTATCTACCATCATAATCTCCTATTTAAAAATTTAAATCGTCCTCTCCGTCTTCTTCTCCTCCACCTTCTGATTGAATTTCATTATTCATTTGTTCAATCTCAGCTTCTGATTGTCTAAGTACATTCTTTCTTATCCAAGATTCAGAATAATACTTACCAACGAATTGGTCTAATTGTTCCAGAGAATTGACTCTTTCTCTCAATATCTCTGCTTCTTTGAGTTCTACAAAATGACCGTCTTTCTGAAAGTCATAACTTATATACTCTTTTGACTTTTTCCAATCATCTTCTGTTACTATATTTTTAAGTATCAGTTGAGTTCTTAAAATATCATCAAATACTCTAGAGAATTTAATTCTAAGTCTATCAATAAATCTTGAAAACTTAACTTCATCTCTAGAAATCTCTGTCGCTCTACCAATAGCAAACGCGGTTTCTGTCTCTAATCTAGAAATTGGTACATTAAGAGACTTGTACAATTTCTTTTGAAAATATAATATATCTTCAATCTCACCAAGATTCTGACCACCTGGTAGTGTACTAATCTCGGTTCCTCGGCCTCCTTCTCTCCTTGGTAGCCAAAAATCTTCAAGCATATTCATATGCTTTCTATCGTCTTTAATCTCACCTGTGTCAGCATTGTATACTAACTTATTACGATAACTTGTTTGTACTTCTTTTAAGTACTGTTCTGCTCTCGCTTTAGGTAGATTACCTACATCAATGTAGAAGATTCTTCTTTCTGGTGCTCTTGATATTCTGTAAATAACAAGTGCATCTTCTAACATTCTTAGTTGGTTTACAGCTTTCATAGCTTTGTGTAAATAACCAACTACTACTTTTTGGTTGTAATCTAGTAGTCCAGATGTCACATGAGTTATTGCATCAGGACTAATTCTTACTGTTTGACCTGTGTTATTACCACTTTTGTCAAAACCTTGGTCATTAAATAAATAGTATTCATCTATTCCTTTAACAACTTCTACATTTGTCTTTTCGTCTTTCTTTGTTTCAACTTCACGAATTTTACGAACTTTTTGTGGGTCAATAGCTCTCAACCCTTGAATACCTTTTTTGGTATTACCAGAATCTACCATTTTATGAAAGTAGACTCTACCATCGACATACCATTTTCTAAATATGTCATGAGAAAGTTCTCTAAAACCTAATAAAGATAAGACTGTATCAAACTCTGTACGAATTTTTTCTTTAGTACCACTACTAAAATGTTTCACCCTATCTAAATTAATAGCTACAGGAGCATCTAAGTCATTTGCAGATATAGCTTCGTTGACTATATCTTCAATTGCTGCATCACATTCTGGTACAAGAGACATTGTTCTATATCTTGTAACTAGGTCGGCTTCGTTCTTAACTCCACCTTCCATGTCAATATATTGACCAATAACTCCACCGGTGGACGCAAACCCACCCATACCATCAGATTTACCAATCTCAATAGTACTACCATCATCATGAGGTGGGACGAAGCTTTTTGCTTTAGCTTCGTCTCCAGGTTTCCTCTTTATTTCTAATCCAAATAATTCCATACTAATATTTATACCTTTTCAAAAGGTCTCTTTTTAAAGAGTTCTTTCAAAATGTGAATAACAGAACTCAACATCAAAAGTTTCAACAGCGTCTCCACCTTCAGTATCTAATTCAATCTGACCTAAATTGGTCGGCCACATATTGAAAAACTCGTATGTTGCTATAACTGAATCATCTCTACCTAATTGAGATACAGTAGCTTTATCCACCATATACTCATATCCAACAGGTCCTACACTTGAATCTAATGGTACAATATCTTGCATCCATTCTTCAATTGCATTTCTTGCTGAAAATTCAGTATCGTTGTAGATTCCTACTGTCCAATTTTCAAAAGTTCTGTCACCAGCTAACTTAACAGTTAGACCTTTGTATTTAATTTCTAAAGGTTCAATAACTTGTCCAGGTAAAGCTGCAGTCTTACATAAAAACTGAATCTTACTACCTGTTCTTGGTATGAATACCTCGAATCTGTTATTTCTTGGTCCAGCGCCGACTAAGTTGGCTTTGAATTGGTTTATTGTTGCCATTTTCTATTCCTCCTTATACGCTAGATTCTTGAGCTGCATTGTTAGGTCCATAGACTTCTTCGAAATCTACACCACTTCTTGATGCTACAAAGGTTAATGTTATGAAATTGATAGCTCTCGCAGGCTTCACAAATATTGAAGCTACAAATTGAGATGCGTCAATAACAGCTGATGTGTTATTAGTCTCGTCGCAGATGACTTGATAATCAAAAATACCTCGTCTACCTTGAACTTGTCTTAAGAAAGGTTCAATAGCTGCTCTGAAATTAGCTCTTGTAAATGAATCGTTAAACTCAAATAGTTGGAACTTAGCAGCTGTTGAGATAGCTTTCTCTAACACTATGAACAATCTACGAACATTAATTCTTGAGAATGCACTATTTTCATTTGCAATTAGTGTTTTATCTCCGAATAATAATGTTCCTTGTCCTGGGAATGTGACTACAGGATTAACTCTAGCTCTATAGAGAATATCTCTATCAGCTTGTGTTGGGTTAAATGCTAATTTAGTCACCCCTAAAATTTGACCACGGCTGAATCCTGCTGGTGAAAACCATGCATCATTCGTGTAATCAGTTCTGGCACATAGACCAGCAACTGCTCCGTTGTCAGGTATATAACAATATCTGTCATTATACCTATCGTAAACATATAACCAATTTGAACTCATAACTGAGTATGATGAACCGTTTAATGTATCAGCTGTTGCCTTTACATTAGTTGCTCCTGAAACACCTGAATCAACTACATCTGAACTGATTGGTGAAAAGAATACAACACAATCTTTTCTATCTTCTGCTATATTCATTAATTGATTATAATAACTAGTTGCTTCTGCTCTTGTTTCCACTGCGCTTCCACTACCATTATCTGCTTGATTAGAACCAGATATCATTAAAGATATATCTTGATTCTCCGCACTACCAAAGTGTGTATCCCATGCAGTTATTTTTTGTCCTGTTGTTGGTTGTCTTCCGTCTGCACCATTGGTGAAAGAAAGATTATCAGGTAAAGTACCTGTTCCAAAAGTAACACCAGCAGCGGCTGAACCAGCAGATGTCATAGTAGAACTATGGTCCATCCAATATACCCAATCGCTTTGGTTTTCAATAACTGTCACATAATAGTTAGTTGCACCGAAGTCATTTTTAGCGTCAGAAGCTTTTGAAACTGCTTCGTATTTTTCTAAAATTGTATTTGGAGTACCCGAAATACTCCCATCTTCGTCAAGAACTATGATATGCATTTCATCACTAACACCAGCACTTGCTCTACCACTTGCGTATGTAGAAGTACCTGGAGCTTTGTTGAATTGTCTTGCATATTCCCACTCTCTTGATATATTAGCTGAACTTGAAACGGCAGCTGTCAATCCTTGAGTAGAATCATCTTCTTGTGCTAAAGTAACTGTTGCTTCTCCGGTTGAACCTGAGTCAAAAGTAATTGCTGATATTTTATATCGTGTAGTATCTGATCCAATCAATGTGATAATGTCACCAACTATGAATTTCTCACCAAGAGTTACTTCGATTGAAGTACCTCCAACGGCAGATGTTCCATTAGTTGTTGTAACAGTAGCTTGCGCATATGGATTTGCACCACCACATACTTGTATTTTAAGTGAATTACCTAAATCACCAGCATATCTAGCAGCATAATTACCAACAGAGCCTGCACCCGTGTTGTAATTATCCCTATAGTGGGTTAAGTTTTTGATTAACAAAGACTGTCCACTTGTTGTAGTCGCATTAACCATATTGGTTGTTGCGATACGGACTACTTTTAAGTCAATCCCGTAGTCTAAAAACATTGCAGCTGGATAAAAGTGTTCAGCAGCGACATCTGTAGCAGCGGGTTCCCCGAACTCGTCTACAAGACCTTTACCAGAACCTATTGTAGTGACTTGTTCAGCTGGACCCCAACCGAAATGACCACAATACGCTCCTGTAGAACTTGAGACCGCAGGAATAACATTAGTAGCATCTATTTCTTGAACCTGTACACCAGGCGAAACTTGAAATGCCATTTTGTTTTCTCCTTAATAAAATTTATATTTCGAAATATAATTTTGTTATAAAATGAATGATTATTAATCATTCTTAACTAGTATTTATAATTTAGTAAATGTTCACATCTTCAACAACTGACCAAACATCACCACCTTCTTTATAAGTTTCAGGTATATTTGACCCATCATCAATGATACCGAAGGGTACCATATCATCTTCTATCATCTGTTGTTGTTCATCATATAACATTTTCTTTAATTCTAAATCAGTCAAACTTTGAAAGTAAGGTGTTGTAATAAACCATGCAAATAGAACTAAATTCATAACTAAATCGTCATGATTACCACCATCAGCTTCATAAGACTGACCTTTACCTACATAAGTCACTAGTTCACTAATAGTAAATTTGTCTATTACTCTTAATTTATTTTCTTCCATTAATTCTTTAAGTGTAGAACAACCAATTTGTTTGACTTTTCTAGTCATTGTCACACCAATACCTGTAGATTTAACAGAAGATTCCATAAATATATTTGGATATTCTATATCATAGTGTAAGTTATTACATACTATCTGTCCTTGGTCATTGTTTTCTACAATAACTATAGCTTCATTATACATTTTTGCGTATCTTGCTATAACATCAGGAAAAAGTAATGGTGATATTAGATTATTACGATATATTCCCACTTGTTTAAATGGTTTTTCTGATACATCAAATATTGAAAATGTTGAATAGTCTTGACCACGACCTCTAGCAACATCAACTGTCATAATGTATTGATTGTTTTTTCTTGGTTCTTGATAAAGATAGACATTTTCTTTTGCCCACAAAGCATCGTGTCCTTGTAAACCTAATAATGTATTTGCGTTGATAAGTGTATTACCTGTTCCCAAAAACGAATTACCGAACTCTTGTTCAAACTGTAATTCAGAAGTATTTGCTATAGTTGACTCTTTCCATTTTTCATCTCTACCGGGAACATCCCACCAATTAACAGTATAAGGTTGATATTCATTCTTATTATTAACAGCTCCTTCATATAATTTATGATACATATTACCAATACCATTTGCTGTAGATGTAATAATAACTTTTGATTTACCACCTGATGTGACAACAGGATATGTAGATGTATAGAACTGTTCAGCATTATCTACAAAAGCAAACTCGTCAAGATATAATAAGTTAACTGACATACCACGAATAGAGTTGGCACCTGTTGCTGATGCAATGATTCTACTATCATTTTCAAACTCAATAGAACCTTTGTTCAATACTTTTGTACCAGGTTGTAAAAAGAAAGGAACATGCTCTAACATAGTTGTAATTCTTGCTAGCATTTCTCTTGCTGTAGAACCTTTGTTTGCTAATATAGCTATTGTTTGTTCAGGTTGAAATAGAAGATACCAAACTAGATAAGCACAAGCCGTAATAGATTTACCTGACTGTCTACATGCTAATACAATACTAAAACGACTTTCATCAAAGTGTGTTATTAATTCGTCTTGATATCCGTATAATTTGAATGGTACTAAACCTTCATCTAGTGAAATAATTTTGATATAGTTTTCTATAAAGTATACAGGATTCTCCATACACTTTTTATATTCTATTATTTCTTCTTCTGTCCATTGAGACTGTACACCAGCTCTCTTGACATTAATGTTACCTAGATAACCTTCATTCTTGTGCATTTTGTTTTAATAACTTTTGTAATTCTGTTGACGAACCAACAAAAAGATTATTTTGTACTTTATCTGGTACATTATTATCTTTATCTAGTTCTTTCATCTTTGCTTGTAAGTCAATCAATTTTTCTGTTGTCTCACCTACTGTTTTGATTAATTGACCAGCAACTTCGTAAACTCTAGGGTGTTCAGATTCTTTTGCAATTTCTAATATACCTTCAATTGCATCTTGTCCTCTTTCTACAAGACCATAGAATATTTCTCTAGAATATTTGTAATCATTACCTTTATCTTTTTCGTTAGATATAATAGTAGGTAGATTTTTCTCTGCTTGGACGATTTCTCCTTTTATATCAAGAAGTTCGTCTAATTTTTGGTCGACTTTACTCATAATATGTATTTATAACTATTTAGGGTCGCTTGATTTATCGTCTGAATATGTTATACTAGGTTGTTCAAAAAACTCTGTTGTTTCATTATATGTGAATGTATCATCTGAATCAGCATCAGGTGGATTCGTTGTGACTGATTGGTCAAATACTTTACCCGCTGTATCTGTACTTGTAATTTTACCTGTTCCACTTTCCATGTAAGTTCTAACATTAGCTTCTTTAATAATTTTAGAATCAATAACAGGACCATATAAATAATTTTTCATAACAAATTCTAAATCATATCTTAATAATTGTCTAGTTTGAAAATCACCTTCATATTCATCTGTTTGTGTAATACTTTCTAAAATAATTGGTATATCTCTTTTCTCATTCATTTCAGGTATCGTATTTATTGAAACAGTATAGTCTGGTGTAAAATAAGGCATGATTTGTTCTATAATC